AAGTAGTTCCAACTGAAACCACAAGGCTACTAGGTAATGTTATAGTACGAAGATCATTATTTGAAACAACATCATTAATATCACTAACAACTACTCCTCCCGTATTAGGATAAGCCCATGATAATAATATATTTGAATCAAGATTTATTACTGAATAAGACATTTATTTCTATTGTGCAAAAGGATTAGCAACATTGTAAATGTCAGTCTTCATCGGTTTTAGACCATCACGTACTACTTGAATATTTTTATTATATAGATAATCTTTTTCTTTATCTCCAAATCTAGCTGGTCTTTCAAGCAAGATTGTATCACCTGTGGTAATGCTATCTCTATCTTCAGACTTTTTGCTGTTAGCAGTAAAATTCCTTTTATTAGTTAATCTATCTGGATCAACCATACGCCAATGTCTAATATAAAGTCTATCTAATCTTTCAGGAGCATTAAGAGCAAAATAATACTCCATACCAGGCTCTCTAATTTCTGCAACTATTTCATCAAAAGGAGAAGTTGAATCGGTAAATGATACGTCATAATCTAGATCATCCCACTCATGCTTTCTAATATCTCTAGCTCCTTTAAAACTAGCTTTTTTATCTGTTTTGTATTTTACTGTCATTACTTACCTTTTTCTTGATTATTCATTATATCTAAAATTTGCAAATATCTCTCGTCTGTATGACCAAATGCACGAGCTGCTTTTTGTTCTTGTAAAGTTAACTGTCTAGGTCTTGCTACTCTTACTTCCGTATCTTGAACTTTGCCTCTAACAGAACCAAAATGCTTGTTACTACCATTAGATCCTTTTGACTTTAATTTATCAATATACTCATCAATAACATTATAATACTGCGGTGATCCGATCATATAATCTTTATTAGTAGCCTTCATTTTGTTTTCAAGTTTTAAAATAAAAGGGAAGACTTGATCAGTTAGATTCTTATCAAACTCGGCGGAATCTTTATCAAGATCAGGGTTAGCTTCTAACCACTCATATAAACGAAATTGTGCAGCTTGTTCGTAAGCTGCGGAGTCATTAAAGTCTTCTTCAGGGAATTTTTTTGCAGTAGCTTTTTGAGCCTCATGCAACGCATGAGTAGCCTTAGAGATTGCAGCGGTCGCAGCTGCAACATCTTTAGTACTCCCCTCGTCAAGAGCGATCTCAAGACTCGCTTGCGCCTTTGCTAAATCTGATTCTACTGCTGTCTGATAATGAACAGCCCCCATGTTCAAAGATTGACGAAGCAATTTCTCCATCTCCAACTTTTCTAAACGTATTTCGTCTAGCTCAGCTTGAAGCTGTCTTTTTGCTTCTCTTTCTTTCTTTAATTTACCCCAATATTTTTCTTTAGGATCATCTTTATTTTCTTCAAGAGGAATTTCATTTAAAACAGTAGTTTCATCTTTACTATTCTCTTCTTGAACATCTTGACTAACTTCTTCCTTTTTTTCTTGATCTTTATTTTCTTCTAAAGGAATCTGTTCAAGTTTAGGCGTAGCTATAGTTTCTAATTCGAATTTCATTATTACCTCGATACTTTTGATGGATCTTCTACGATCAATTTAATCTTAAAATCTTCCACCATAATTATTGGTTCTGCTTCATATTTAGCTTGCAGGCTAGAACCTCTTGGAAATATAACCCAATCACCGACTTTAGCGTAATCTCCATTTGGGAACTGATCTCCTTTATAGGCATCTACTCCTACTTTTAGAACCATCCCAACCATAGAATTATATTCTAGATCTTCTTCGACTGCACTATCAGGTAGAAGTATACTTCTCACTTGTTTTTGAATAGGCTTCTTATATATAAGAATTAAAATATTACAGCCTGTAACAACAACATTTTTAAACTTAGCAATCATCGCTTCTTTATCGAAGTTATTTAAGTCAATGCCATTTGACTCATATTCATTCCCTAAATAATCTATTACTTTCTTACTCATTATCTTCTCTCCATGTTAAACTTTTCTTAATGAAATCGTAAGATTCTTGCAGACCATTAATAAATCCTACAAAAAATTTATATTCATCTATTGTGTAAATAGAAGTAGGACGAGCCAAAAGTTCTTTAGCCTCATCTATCTTATTTTGGATTTCTTTTAATATATCGTGATTATTCATAGTAAATTTCCTCTTGAATTGGTTGACTAATCTGTGCACGCAACGCTTCTACTTCTGCCTTTAATTGAATTTCACGCTCTTGGAATTGAAGCTTTATTAGTTCTATTTCTTGTTTAGCTTCCATTTCTTTTTCATTTACTGCCAGCTCAACAGCATTTTCTTTTTCTTTTAATTGCATCTTAGTTAGTTCAAGCTCAAACTTTTGTTTGTTAGTTTCTTCTTGTTCTTGCAATTTTAATTCAGACAAGTAAGCATCTTGCTCCATTTTAGCTTTGTCTAATTCAATATTCATTTGTGTTTTGTAGCCGTCAGCTTCTATATTTAAATGAGCTATTCGCTCACGTGATTCAACTTCTAAACGCCTTTGCTCGATATCTGCCATTTGTACTTGCAGAGCTGGATCGACTGGCGGCTGATCTTGAGCCTCATCTTCTTTAGCAGAGTTCAATATTTTATCAATATCAGTAATACCTAGAGCCTGATAAACTTTTAAATACACCTCTCTCATGTTATGAAGATCTGGAGCTTGGGAAGCTATTTTTAGTAAACTCTCCGCTTTCATGATTCTTTGAGTAGAAGACTCTACCGATGGATCTGATATAGGTATGATCTTTAAATAATCAAGCTGATCTTCGCCAAAGTTAAACGTCGAAGCCAACATTTGAATTTCTTCATTAAAAGAAGTATGGATAGTTCTCATAATGGCCGACTGCATACGATTAGCTACTTCAAGCATTGCAATCGTAGTACCTACGGGAGTATTCTGATTATTTTGAGAAATACCTATTTCAGTAGTAGAAGCTAGTTCTTGAGTCTGACCACTAATACGTTGTATATATTCCATTAAAGCAGGTGATGGACCATTATAAGGCAGAGGAATAATAGAATCACGCAGAGACATATTCCCCGTCTCAACTGTTACAAATTCACCTGGTAAAATAGTTAGATCATTGTTTGTAGTTTTCAAACCTTTTGCTTTAAGTCCGCCTGGAAAGTTTTGAAAGATAGCCGAATCAATTGCCATTTGCTGCATAGAAGTCAAGCTTTTTGCATTAGAGCCTAATATTTGAGCAAGCCCTAAGCCGTATATATCAAACCCTGGAAAAAGATTATAGTGAACAAAACAATTAATCCGAGTGCGAGTCGAATCCTCTTCTTGCCAGTTAGGTATAATACTCACTATCTTATTGCTTAAACCGCATCTAGTTATTACATAAGGTGATGGTAATTGATCGCTTTCTGAAATATCTCCTTTATCAAGAAACTCATTCAAATCTAAATACTCATGAGTCTCATAGAAAGCAAATCTAGATCCAGTAGGTTGTATTTGTTTAGTAATACTATTCTTTTGGTCGTCTTCACTTTCTTCTCTAGTCTCTGTATTATTATCTAAATAATCTAACTCAATTTTTCTAAAAATACCTTTTTGCATATTAAGTAAGATCTCTCGTTTTGAAAGATACCTAATATGAGTAAGACGATTTGATTCTAATATACTGCTACAATTATTATCCACTAAAAAATCTTCAGGAATAATAAATCTGCTTATCGGTTTACCACTTATCGGATCAAAATATATTTTTCTAAAGACACATCCGTATAAAACTAAATAGAATAAAAACCTATCATAGTCTGGATAGAATCCTTTATCTTCAGTAGTTAAATACTCATTTAGACGATCTTTAATCATCTCTCCTTTGATCTCGTAAGTTTCGTCAACTGAAACATCCGTCTTAAATCCTACTGGACCAGTTGAAGGCAATAACTCAGCTCGAAGAGTTGCCCATAACCTTAAGAAACTTGTAGAGAATGTAGTATCATATGTTTTTGATTGAGCAGAAGCGCCGATATTATCAGTTGATTTTTTAGCTCGGCGATCATTATTTTTATTAGTTTCTTCCTCAATATCAAATCCTAAATAAGACTTTGCCTTATAGATAATATCAAGCCAAGGTTGACGATTTGTTTTATCTATTTCGGTTACTTCCTTTAGATAATTAGCTATTTTCTCTAGAACTCTTTCGGGAATTGTTTGAGATATATCGCTGTTAAAATCAATCAGTTCTTCTTCGGGTGGAGTGAACTGATCTTCTAAAGAAGCTAAGAACTCATCTTCTAGTAATGAATTGTCAATTAATTCAGGCGGTAAATCTTGAGGAGCGCCAACATTATTTATAATCTCTTCATTTTCAAGTGGTATTTCTTGAGCCATCAAAACAGGTTGAGCTTCTAACTC